GTTATTTGGGGTAACAAAACTTTACAGATTAGAGAGTCTGCACTTGACAGAATAAACGTTAGAAGATTGTTACTACAAGCTCGTAAGTTGATTTCAGCGGTTTCTGTAAGATTACTATTCGAACAGAATGACGAGAAAGTAAGACAAGACTTCTTAAATGCGGTGAATCCTATCTTAGACGCAATTAGAAGAGACAGAGGGGTATACGATTTCCGTGTAACAGTTTCTTCAGATGCTGCTGACTTAGATAGAAACCAAATGACAGGTAAGATTTACATCAAACCAACTAAGTCACTTGAATTCATTGATATCACATTCTACATTACTCCAACAGGAGCGTCGTTTGAAAATATCTAAAACAAAAAATAAGGTGGGGTTTATTCCCCACCTTTTAGCCATTTAATTATATGAAAGTTAATAGAAGAATTTTTAAAGAGGGAATTGATGAGGAGGGTACTCCTGACATGAAATATTATTCATTCGACTGGGATGATAATATTATGGTTATGCCAACAAAGATAATCCTTAAAGACGAAGGTGGTAATGAAGTTGGTATGTCAACAGAAGACTTTGCGGAATATAGAACTGAAATAGGTAAAGAACCATTTGAGTATGAAGGTCATACCATAGTAGGTTTTGCAGAAGAACCGTTTAGATATTTTGGGGTTAAAGGAGATAAACAATTTATTGTAGATTCTTTGACGGCAAAGCAAGGACCTGCATGGGATGATTTTGTGGAGGCGATAAATAACGGGTCTATTTTTTCCATAATCACTGCAAGAGGACATACACCAAATGTATTAAAAGAGGCAGTTTATAATTTAATTGTCTCAAATACAGGAGGGATATCTGCAAAGGAGTTGGTTAAAAATTTAACAAAATATAGAAATTTAACGGACGAAGAGGAGTCTTCCCCAAGAGAAATGATTAGAGAGTATTTAGATATGTGTAAATTTTACCCTGTAAGTTATGGAGAAGGTTCTGCAACAAATCCTGAAGAAGGTAAAGTTAAAGCGATGAAAGAATTTATTTCGTATGTTAGAGATATGGCTTCCCACCTTCAAAAGAAAGCTTTTTTAAAGAACAAAGTATCTAATAATTTCTTACCTACAATTGGATTTTCAGATGATGATGTTAGAAATTTAGAAAAAATGAAACAACATTTTGAAAAAGAACCGATACTTAAAACTTATTCAACTGCTGGAGGAAAGAAAAAATTATATTAACTAGATACTTATAATGGAAGATTAAAATTAAAAAACCAAAAGTAAAGAGAAAAATTTTACTTGGGGATATTTATAATAAAATAAAAGAAGAAAAAAAAATACAACAAAATGGCTGATTTATTAATGAAAATGCCGATACCTTATGAACCTAAAAGACAGAACAGGTTCATCATGAGATTTCCATCTACATTGGGTATCAATGAATGGTTTGTAGAAACCGCCGCTAGACCGTCAATCACAGTTAACGCTACAGAGATACCGTTTTTAAATACCTCGACATATGTTGCTGGTAGATTTAAATGGAATCCTATTAACGTTAAATTCCGTGACCCTATTGGTCCTTCAGCATCACAAGCTCTTATGGAGTGGGTTCGTTTATGTGCGGAATCTGTAACAGGTCGTATGGGTTACGCTGCGGGTTATAAAAAGAATGTGGACCTTGAAATGTTAGACCCAACAGGTGTTGTTGTTGAAAAATGGATTATTGAAGGGACATTTTTAACTTCAGTTAACTTTGACTCTTTAGGATATTCAACCGATGGTATTGCAACAATTTCTGCAACACTTCAGATGGACCGTTGTGTATTAGTATACTAAAATTTAGAATTAACATAAAATTTAAAGTTCCATGTACAAACGTGGAACTTTTTTTATTATATAATTATGGAAAACTTAACAGGATATACATGTCAAACTTGTGGTAAAATATTTGAAACTAAAGAAGAGTTTGACAATAGACATAAAAAAAAGAAAAAAAATAATAAACAATCAGATTCTAAAAAGAAAGATTGATTTTTATAATAGTCAAATTATTTTTAAAAGAAAAACATGGAACAAAACGCATATACCGCAGGACAAGAAAATTTTAATTTACCACATGATGTGGTACAATTACCAACAGGGGGTATTTTTTATAAATCAAAAAAGAAATCAGTTAAAGTTGGTTATTTAACCGCTAATGATGAAAACTTTTTAGTATCAGTTGCGTCACAACCTGGCTCATCTACAAATATAGTACTATCATTATTAAGAAACAAAATATACGAACACGACATCAGACCTGATGAAATGCTTGAAGGGGATATTGAAGCGATTCTCATATTTTTACGAAATACTTCATTTGGGCCTGAATATAAAATATCAGTTACCGACCCAAAAACAGGTAAACCGTTTGATACCGAAATCCTTTTGGATGAGTTAAATATTAAACGTATTCCAAACGCACCTGATGAGAACGGATTATTTACTACTAAACTACCAAGAAGTGGCTCAACAGTTAAATTGAAACCATTAACTTATGGTGAAATTATGGATATTGAAAAAATGGTAGAACAATATCCCGTTGGTAGAGTTGCTCCAAAAATAACATGGAGATTAGAAAGACAAATCCAAGAAGTTGACGGTAATTCAGATAGAGGACATATCGCTCAATTTGTTGCATCGTTACCAATTATGGATTCTAAACACATTCGAAATTTTATGAGAGAAAATCAAATCTCTTTAGACTTAAGAAGACAAGTTATAGCCCCGTCAGGAGAATTGGTATCTTTCGAGATTACCTTTGGGGCTGAATTTTTTCGCCCTTTCTTCTGATTACAGACTATTCCTACTTGAAGAATTCTATGTTATGGCTAAAATATTAAGAACTTCATATTATGAATTTCTTAATATCCCCACATACGCTCGAAAATTTCTAATCAACAAAATCATAGAAGAAAATACTCCAAAAAATTAAATCGGAACCTATTTATATTAAAACTTAAAAAGTATGCAAGCAGGTTCATCTACAGGAACAACAAACCCAATCCAAGGTTTTGGGGATTATCTTAAAAGTTTGGGTAAAGATATTGGGGATGCTATCATGACCAATTTTGAAGGTTCCGAAATAATCAAAACCATGGAGGAAATGGAAGGGTATGCGACTAGTATTGCCCACCAATTTGGACAAGGTAGAGAAAATGTTGTTGCAATGCAGGCAGCAATGGGGGATGCAGCCATCAAAGTAAAAGAGATGGGTGGTGGTATGAAAGAAATTTCAGACATCATGTTTAACGTAGCAAAGGAACTTGGAAGAAATGTCATAACACAAGGTAAAACAATTGAAGAAATATATGCGGTTACTAAAGTAACAGAACAATCAACCGCAGAATTAGTTAAAGGGTTCAAAGACGCAGGATTTTCTATTTCACATATTAATAAAGAAATGAAAAGCGTAGTTGATGTTGCTAGACAACAAGGTGTTAGTGCGGTTGCGGTTTCAGACAAAGTTTTAGAAAATATGTCCGCTTTAAATAAGTTTGGATTTGAAAATGGTGTTCAGGGACTTGCAAAAATGGCTGCTCAAGCTACCGCCTTGAGAATAGACATGAATAAAACCCTTACTCTCGCGGATAGTTTATTTAGTCCCGAGAAAGCGATTGATATGGCGGCAGGGTTACAAAGGTTAGGAGTTACCCAAAGTGATTTGTTAGACCCATTAAGATTAATGGATTTGGCTCAAAATGACCCTGCTGAATTACAAAATCAAATTGCTGAAATGTCAAAACAATTTGTCCAATTAAATGAAAAAGGTCAATTTGAAATAATGCCAGGAGCTAGACGACAATTAAGAGAAATCGCTCCACTTGTTGGCATGACCGCAGATGAATTGACTAAAATGGCGTTAGGTAGTGCAGAATTAGATGACAAATTAAGTAAAATTAGTTTCCCTGATTTTGCAACTGAAGAACAACAAAAAATGATTGCTAATCTCGCTGAAATGGGAGAGGGAGGACAATATCAAGTTACATTTGAAGATAAAGAAGGTAAAACTCAAACAAAGGCGATTACAGAATTAAGTAAAGAAGATATTGAACAATTAGGTAAAGCTTCTGATACTGAAAAAAGTATGGAAGATTTGGCGAAAGAACAATTAAAAACTAGTGAAAGAATTGCTGGTATATTGGAGTCTATGAAGAACAGAACAGGAACTGCTTTGGCGGGTACAAGGATTGTTGAGCAGGGTAGACAGGCAACAGTAGAGGGATATAATGTTTTGGGTAAAGCGGCGAGTGGTGAAAAATTACAAATTGATACGTTAAGAGAAGCTTTAGGTAGTGGACTAAGTAATTTACTTGATAGTATAAATAAGGGAGACGCCTTAGGAGGATTTACAACCGCATTGACGAGTACTAGTACCTATATTCAAGGAGCGTTTGACGAGGCTTTAAAGAATAGTAAGACCGCAATTGACGATTTAACCAAATCAACTAATCCATTAACACAATTATTTACAGGACTAGCCGAAAAAACCGCAACTTATGTTGGTGAAAAAGAAAAATTAATACCCCCTAAAACAACTGAAGTTAAAGATTTTGTAATACCATTTGAACAAGACCAATTAAGAATTTATAACAATGCGATTGTTGGAGGTACAAATTTAGGTAATAATACTAACACACCCCCGACTGAATCTAATCAAAAAATTTCTGTTGATGGAAACATAACAGTAAATGTTACATCTCAAGGAATTGATACTAATTCATTATCAATGGCATTAAATGACTTATCGGTTAAACAACAAATTGTTCAAGCGGTTATTACAGGTATGAACCCTAATTCTAATCCTAACCAATTAAATCAACAAATAAAAAGTGGTGAATTAAACTCTTATAATTTTGGTTAATTACTATTTATAATAAAATGAAATAAATGTCAGAAAGTTCATTATCATTTATAAATTCATCAAGTTTTAGAAATTCTTTAATTAATAAAAACTTGCCACCCTATTCCGTTAATGGTGTATTCTCACCACCTACGGGAGCGGTAAACTATGAAACAAATTTAACAGTAAGTCCTGTAATAGATTCTCCTGATGAATTAATTAGTGATGGAGTTTTTGCTCAACAGTTATATCCGTTAAACGAATACGGACCTGAAGGAGGGTTTAATACCGAAATAACGTATAACGGACCACCATTACCTGTTGAACCTAACAAAGGTGAGTACGACCCAAATGATACAATTTTAGACATTGTAAATGAATTTTACATCGATGCTGCATATATCGAAAATATATACGGGCCTGAAGGAGGATTCAATCAGATGGTTGTTATTGACAGTATTCAAAATAACAATAAAATATACCTACCTTATTGGGAACCACCAACTTTTAGACCCTCATCATATTCACCATATGAAATTTTATTATCTGATAATCCGACAGGTTCTGATGGTACATTGTCTCAAGATTCTTATTTGGCCAGATTAGGTGCACAAACTTTAAAGAAACTTTTCCAAGATAGAATTGACGCTGAAATTTACCAAAATACAGTTGGTCTTGTAAATTTAGAGTCACTTTCAGACCCTTTTGAGGCTAGTTTAATTGTTACAGGACAAGAACCATTAGTATATAAAAATTGGAGGATAACAGTACCTGAAAATCCATTATTAGCAGCCGCTGATTTTTTAACAAGATTAGGTGGAGCTTATTGGCCTGTATCACCAATCCCTGGTGATTATTTTGATGAAAACACTGCTAATGGAGCTCAAACTCAACAAACATCAACCGCTCTTAATGTTATTAATCAATTAACAGGTGGTTTTTTAGGACCTATTTTAAATATTAAAAGAAATCCTTCACAAATATTTTTAGCTAACACAGGTAACGGACAAAGGTCTGCATTATTTGCAAACATTAATTATAATAGATATCAACCAGGGTACGACAAAAATTTTGGTGGATTATTAGGAGTTGCTCAAGGGTTAATTAATTTAGCAGTTAACCTTATTAATCCTGACAACGGAACTCTAATTGGCGGATATTATGTTGGTAGTAGAAATGCCGAACCATCCACAATTACATCACCACCAAATCAAATTCCTGTTAATCCATTTGGACAACAAGACCAAGTCCCTGTAT